GGGTTGATACGATCTTCAAGATCGTGTGGACAGTCTCGTTCGGTGTGATGGCTTTGATTTTACGCGCGGCTTACATGGGGATAATGGGATGAACTACGATAAATTATTAGAGTCAGTCAAGAAACATGAGGGATTTCGGGACACCGTGTACCTCGATACATTGAACAAAAGGACCGTTGGGTTCGGCCACCTCTGCGTGGAGGACCACTGGGAGGACGGAAAAAAATACGACAAGGAATATCTGGAAGACATTCTAGAAAAAGATTTACAGTCAGCAATTGATCAAACGCATGACATGTGCAAGGACCTAAAGATTTCAGATAATGCTAAGACCATTATCTGTGAAATGATTTTTCAGCTTGGGGGGAGAGGAGTTTCCAAGTTTAGAAAAATGTGGGCCGCGCTTCAAGAGGATCCACCAAATTATTTTGAAGCGCACGTCCAGATGCTGGATTCACGTTGGGCCAAACAGACATCTGCGCGCGCCCATGATATGGCAGAACAAATGCAGAACGCAGGATAGGTCATGTACGGCATACTAAATCAAGTATTAAGAAAAATGGGACGTCCGGCAATGAAGCGTGTCCTTAACATCATCAAGCAACACCCAGAAGCACGCCCGGTGAAAACAATAAAGTCTGAAGGGCTCCCTTACTATGGCGCCACTGAGGAATCACGACTTGGTGCTGCGGAAGGCTTGGCGGAAGGCGCATCACGTTGGCTGGATCCACATCCAGGAACCTTCATGAACTATGTTCGCGGAAAGGTGGACAATGACCCACAAAGATTTAAAAAAGTTTCGGATTTCTTTCGTGCCAATCCGGAGAAGAGAAAAACAATGGATGACTGGTATCAGGAGATGGGATCCGAAGGATGGTGGGGTCGAAGTTTCCTTGACGACATGATTGATGAAGCGGAAACAACGGCGATGTCACTGGAAGATCTTGCGGCAGCGGAGCTCTCACGTGTCGGTAAAAAACCCTATTCAACATCAGGAATCAACCGTTATCTGACTAAAGAGTATAAAGATTTACTTGGTGAATAAACTGTGCTATAATGCACCGTGCAATTAATAAAGAAATATAATTACGCAGATCTTAAGAGGGAAGACGGGGACGTAAGATTATATCTTACACCGGATGGTGAAAGCTTACCGTCGGTCACGTCCGTGCTGAATAAGACAAAGGACAAATCATTCCTGAAAAAGTGGCGTGAAAAAATTGGCGAGAAAAAAGCAGAGCAAATCATTCGGGATTCAGGTAGGATTGGAACCGCTCTCCACCTATATATAGAACATTTTGTGAACAAACATGATTACAAGGATCTAACCAAAATAGGGGTGCAGGCGGAGAAAATGGCCAAAAAAATCATAGAGGAATCCTTCAAGGACATCACGGAAGTGTGGGGTTCTGAAGTTCACCTTTATTACCCTGGAAAATACGCAGGAACGACGGATATGATTGGCGTCTACAAGGGACGACCGACAATCATTGATTTTAAGCAGACGAACAGGCCTAAGAAGCGTGAATGGATACAAGACTACCTCATGCAGCTTTCAGCGTACGCCATGGCCCATAACAAGCTATTTGGGACCGATATAGATCAGGGCGTCATTCTTATGTGCTCGCGTGACCTTACTTTTCAGAGATTTGAGCTGATGGGGGAAAAATTCAACCGCGCAGGTGATTCCTTCATGAAAAAACTTGACTTGTACCTAGAAACTCTTATATAATGTAGATAGGACGCCGTAATGGGTCCTACTAAATCTTGCTTAATAGGAGGTAATTATGAACGAGCTAGATCTAATACGTAACCATTTTCTTGGTTTTCACAACGACTTTTTTGACAGTTTCAGAAGAGTATCAACTTATCCACCCTACAACATAAAAGAAAAAAATGACGTTGGTGTCATTGAATTCGCTGTGGCTGGGTTCGCTGAGAAAGATCTGAAAGTTGAGGTCAAGGATCAAACCTTGCATGTTTATGGATGCAAGGAAGAAAAGAAATCAGAAGATTTTTATCACAAGGGAATATCGGATAGAACTTTCCAAAAAAGTTTCCGTCTTCACGAACATATCATTGTTAACGGAGCGGAGCTAAAGGATGGTCTTTTAAAAGTGGCATATCACAGGGATATACCAGAGTCCGAAAAACCAAAACAAATAAAAATTAAATCCAAGTAGAAAGTTCTTCACCGCTAATTTCTTTAGCGATATTAACTTTATTCCGAAGGGACTGTATGATTTTTTCGTCTACAGTCCCTTTTGTTACTAGGTCTATGTAGAGTACTTTGTTCTTCTGCCCTATTCTATGGGCACGATCCTCGGACTGTATTCTTTTCTCCAGATCATAATTGTTTGAATAGTATATGACAGTGCTTGCTTCAGTTAATGTGATACCATACCCACCAGTCTGCGTGTTTCCTATGAAGAAACGAAGTTCTGAATTTGGATCCTGAAATTTATTGATGCATTTCTGCCTGTCTTCCGTCGCTGTTGCGCCGTAGTAAGTGCAGCATGACTCATCACCAAATTCTTTCTTGATAATTTTTTCAATGGCTTCAATATCATGAATATAGTTTGCCCATATAATAACCTTTCCGCTTGTCTCTCCTAAAATTTGTATTAATTCATCTATCCTCTTGCTGCTAAGATCTATCGTATGGCCAGCATCTGTTTTCATATGACCGCATGTTATTTGGTGCAGTCTTATTAATTGTGTCAAAACATTGACGGCTGTCATGGACTGGCCTTTAAGAATTGACATTGCATTCGCTTTCATTTCACCGTATGCTTTTTTCTGCTCATCGCTGAGTTCCACTTCACGCTTGGTGTATACCTTATCTGGCAGGTCTAGGCAGTCCTTCTTCAATATGCGGTATGAGTGCGGTGCGACACGGTTTCCTAGCTCCTTCAGGTTCCTAAACTTGACAATCTTCTGGTACCTATGGGTTCCACCAGCTGCCGTTGCCTCGATGACCACGGCGTACCGGGTTCTAAATGCATAGTAGCTGGACTGTCCTAATATTTCCGGATCAAGGAAATCCATCTGCGCCCACAAATCCATTGGTGACTGCGTCACTGGAGATCCTGTCAAGATTCTTCTATACCTGGTTTCTTTTCTTAAATCTAGAATTGCTTTTGTTCTTTTTGCCTTTGGATTTTTAATCGTCGTGCTTTCATCCACGATCATCATGGATCTTCCAATGAGAAATAGCCTTGCGAAATCAACTCCCCTCTTTGAGGAAAAAGCTTCGACATTCATTATCATAATTTTCAATTCAAAATTATTATTCATCATCGATCTTAATTCTGCCATATATTTCTGGCTTGTGGATTGTTTCCATATGACCACTTTCTTTTCTATGTAGTCAGGAACATGGGTGGGAATTTCCTGGTCGAACCAGGTCATGTAAGCACCTTTAGGGGCAACCACTAGTAAGCGGTCTATTTTGCCTCGATTATAAAGTATGCACGCATTGTCCAATGCAATTTTAGTTTTCCCAGTGCCCATTTCCGCAAAGATAGCGAATGCTTCCTTGTTATAGCATTTTTTCAGTGCATCTTTCTGATGCTCGTATGGCTCTGTCTTAAATTTATACATTTGCGTTATAGAATGCCTTTGCAAATCCGTATGGCGTAATTGCCCTTCTTTCCTGCCGTGTATATTTTCCAAAGAATTCCGGAGCAATATCCTTTGACTGCAAACGATCAAACTTAACTCCCTTATATTCAATGGGTGTTTTCTTTGGGTCATTGAACCATCCCCATAGATATGTTTTCTTTCTATACTCATGGCCAAAGTCAAATGGATCAAATTCATATGCTGGTCTTCCAAGGAATCTTTTCATCAGTCCATTAGGATTCTCCAGGGCCCAAAATTTAAGCGTTGTTGTTTTTGAATAAGGTCCTGGCAGTTCATACTGCGCTTCTGCAATGATCCTTAGGCATGCAAACATTGCCATGCATCCCTCCTCCAAATCGCGAGGCTTTCCTGTTGTCTTTGCCAGGCTGAACTGGTCGCATGGAGGAGCTGCAAGTATTCCATGCACGTTCTTTGGTGGATGGTATCCAAGCACATCATGCTCTGGGAGTGTAATGACACGGACATCATAGCCATTTTCCTTGTATGGCCGTGACCATGATCCTGTTCCCCCGCATAAATCGAGTATAATTTTTTTATTCATTACCATACCATTTTGGTGGGTGCTTCCACCCTGCTAATTTTGCTTTATAGTACTTATTATATGCCTCCACAAAATCACTACATTTATATTCGTCTGGCATACATTGCGGTGGTTCTGTAAATTTAGTATAGTCACCTTTCAAAGATAAAAATTCATTAATAATTTTTTGACACGCATGAAATTTTGAATATCGAGCTGTATACTCTTTTGATAATGCCTGAGCATGATCAAGAGCCCAAGAAAAATTATGATTATTATCACCAACCCATCTTGTCATGGGATGATTTGGATAAGCAGATTTATATCCTCCATCAAAGCCATTTCTCCTAGCAGCTGTGGATAACATTTGCGTAGTTTCTAATACCATTTTTACTACATGTTTATCACACTGCTGAATAGCAGCCCTACTGGGGTCTTTATCTAAAAAAAATATATT